AAACTCACTTTCCACCATGCCCGTACAGCTATATAAAGGGGCCAATCCGATAAAGAATGACTTAAACGACCTCGTCGGCTTCGAGCCCAACCCCAACATGACGAGCTGTCAGTTCATAAAGACCATGGAAGCGTGCAGGTGCACGTCCGGTAACTGCTATGCCATGAAAGTATATGATACGGACGGCTCGCTCGACCGCATCGATATCCTCGACCCGTCGCGGGTGGTACCCATCATCGAGACAGACAGCGGTGAGCTGTGGTACAGGATCACACCGGAGCGAGGTGCTCAATATTATGTCCACAACTACTACGTCATACATATACCTTTTCTTTCCACCAACGGCTACTCGGGAGTAAACCCGGTGGCCGTTTTGTATGACACCCTCAGTTACAGTGACAACATCGAGGCATTCAGCGTCAAGCAGCTCGAGCAGGGCATCAACGCCGCCGTTGTACTCGAGGCCCCTGCTAACCTGGGCGAAAGCCAGAAAAAGGAAATGATCGAGACATTCATGGCTACATACAAAGAGACGTCGGGCAATATCCTTCTTCTGGAGTCCGGGGTCACTGCTAAGTCTTTGAACCTGTCGCCCGTAGACAGCAGGCTCTTCGAGGTGGAGCGGATCACCCGCTCCAAGGTGGCTATGGTATACAACATACCCACGCATCTGCTCGGTGACTATTCTGAAACTTCGCTTCGGTCACAGGAGCAGGTCATGCTCGAGTTCCTTATGCTGACCATGCTGCCGATCGTGACGGCGTATGAGCAGGAGTTCGACCGCAAGCTGCTCACTAAAAAGCAGCGGAGAAACGGGTACCGGTTCAAGTTCAATATGGACGCAATACTGAGGGCCGACGCAGCGACACAGGCGGAGGTGCACCAAAAAGCGATAAGGGGCGGGTGGCTCACTTCCAACGAGATCCGTGCTAAGTACAACATGCCGCCCGATAAGGACGGTAACAGTCTTTTAGTGTCACGGGATCTGACTACATTGGAGTACACAGTCAACAACCCGGATAATAACCGGGGGAAAAATGATATTGCGAATTAGTGAAGGAGTAACAAAGAATGGAGAGGCTTGAAAAGTATAAAGCTATCAGTCTTAAAAAGGCGGACGCTGCTGCCGATATAGAGCTCATAAACCAATACAGCGTAAAGGAACTGACCCCGGAGGATGTGTATTGCTTCTGCGTCGTCCTGTGCGACAACGATGTGGACCGCGATACCGAGCGCTTCACGGACGCCTGCCTTGATGCTTTTGTGCCGCTTTTCTTAGGGAAGACGGGCATAAGCGATCACCACTGGTCGGCCGAGCGCCAGATAGCGCGGCTCTACCGCGTGGAGGTCGAGGACGGCGGGAGGAAGAACGCGCTCGGTGAGCCGCTGCGTTTGCTGCGGGGCAGTGCGTACATGCTCAGCACCGAAAACAACCGGCCGGTCATAGAAGCCATCGAGGGCGGCATCATGAAGGAGGTATCCATCGGGTGCTCTGTCAGTAAATGTACCTGCTCCATATGCGGCGAGCCGCTGAGTCTTGACTTGCGCACATGGAAGTACCAATGCAGTAACGGACATATCAAGGGCGACCGGTACGACAACAAGCTGTGCGTAGGTAACTTAGAAGACCCGACCGACGCCTATGAGTTTTCCTTTGTCGCTGTACCAGCACAGCCGGGGGCCGGAGTTACAAAAGCTGTAAAAAGTGTGGATGATGCCGAGCGTGAAGAGCGGGCACGGATACTTGCCGAGAATGAAGAATATATCAAAAATTTTGAGGAAGGATGTAAAAGATGGCAAAGGTAACATTGTATGAACTAAAGGAAAAGGTGGCTACCATACAGGCCGAGATAGCTACCGTATCAGAATGGATCGCTGATAAGGCGATAGATCCCAGCACTACCATGGAGGAGATAAACCAGAAGAAAGAGCGGCGCGACGAGCTGACCGCGCGCTATGAGCTCATTAAGAAAGAGCACGACGAGATGGAGGAGTCACAGCGCAGGGCGCTCGCGGAAAAGAACAGTGGCGGGTATGCGATAGATGCCGAGACCGGCAAGATACGGGCCAAGGCTGCTTTCTACAAAGCTGCTCTACTCGGCGGCGACGTAAAGAAAGCTTATGAAGGGCTCGGAGGTATCCCTGTCGGCAGCGCCGACCTCGGGTACGGCGACAACCTATTACCTACCAATGTTAGCAACGAGCTCATCACCGAGCCTGTAGAAGAGAACTCACTTAGGCAGGTAGAGCCCGTATCCCAGATATCGGGGCTCGAAGAGCCCACACTCATGTTTGATATCGAGGACGCCGACTTAGCCGACGTGACCGATAAGGATACGGCAAGGGAAATAGAGATGACGGGCGGTACCGTCACATACGGCAGGTTCAAGACCAAGATCACTGCTACCGTAAAAGATACAGTCCTTCACGGGACCGAGACCAACCTAGTCTCTACCATAGAAAACGCGCTGCGCTCGGGTCTCGCCATAAAAGAGAAGATAAATGCGTTTAGGGTAACTGCCGACGGTACCCACGACCACATGAGTTTTTATCTCAATGGTATAAAGACGGTGGAAGGTCCCAACATCATACAGGCCATCATAAATGCCTGGGCAGACCTGCCCGAGGTGTTTGCTACACGAGCCCGGTGCGTCATGAGAAAGAGCGACTACTACTCTGCCATCATGGTCCTCGCTAACAACAATAACGACCTATGGGGTAAGAAGCCTGAGGATGTCATAGGTATACCCGTCATATTCAATGACCGAGCTGTCACTCCTGTCATCGGTGACTTCTCATACAGCCGGCAGAATTACGATATTGGTACCATCTATGAAACCGATAAAGACGCGAAAAAAGGCGAGTACTACTTCGTACTGACCGCGTGGGGCGACCACAAGATCCGCCTCAAGAGCGCGTTCAGGCTGGCATCTGTCACGGACGAGACTGTGGAGGGCTAAGAAGATGGATGTAAGAGTACTCAAGACTTTTCGTGATAAGTATTCAAAGGAGATCTATCTTCCCGGGCAGGTTGTCAAGCTGGCTAAGAAACGCGTCGCTGAAGTAGAAGAAAACTTGCCGGGGTTTATCGAGATCATAGGCGATTGCGAAACCGGGGTTTCACAATCGTAAGCCGCCACGGGCGGAGTTTTCTTTCGCCTCACGGAGCCGAAAGCGCTCCTTTCAGGTCGCTTTTAAGGTATCTTTTTTAGCGGCAGAGCCGCTAAAGCGACGCATCAAATATGTGGAAACAGGAAAGGAGCATTACTATGTCTGTGACTATGTCGGACCTAAAGAAATATCTTCGGCTGTCTCCTGATTCTGTGGAGGATCTGTCAATATATCTTGCCGCCGCGGAGTCAAAAGCGTGTGCGGCCGGTATACCGGAGTACACGGATAATGCGCAGTACGACCTATTCCTTTTGGCGCTCGCCGCTCTGTACTACGACAGCCGCGGTCTTTCATTCTCAGGTGCGTACCAGTACACTGCCGAGGAGAACGCGAGGAAACTAATAAACAGCTTCGTTCTAGAACTCAGGTTTGCCGGGGAAAATATTACGAAAGGGGAGGCAGAACCATGAGTAAAAATGCAAATGCCGGTGAGCTTCGCACCGCCGTCTTTTTCAAGAAGATCGTACGCACCACCAACAAAAACGGGTTCCAGGAAGAGACGCAGGAAAATGTATTTAGCGACGCTGCCGCCCCGGTCATGTGCAAGTGGGTCAATGCCCATGGCAGCGAGGTGTTCTCCGCGATGCAGCAGCAGCTCAAAGACCCTGCGACGCTCACACTGAGGTATTCGCCTGCGCTCGATGATGAGACTCTCATCCTTTATCGGGAACAAGATCCCGAGCCGTTTGAGGTCATCAGCATCGACAATGTCGAGCAGCAAAATACCTGGCTGGAGATAAAAGTACAAAGGCGGGTGCCCGCCCGATGACGATAAATGAGATCATTGTCACTGCGCTCGAGGATTTCGGTGATCCCGTCCGGTTCGGTGAATACATAGCGCCGGATCAAAAGCCTAAGCTGACCAGGTATTACACATTTAATTACTCAAAGCGCGGCGTCGATTACGGTGACGACATGCCCGGGCACGAAATGTACTTTATCCAAGTGCATTTTTTTTGTTCTCGTGCTTTCGACAGCGTACAACGTATATCGCAAACGCAGAAAAAACTTTTCGCTACCGGATTTTCGTGGCCGGATGTTTTTAGTGCTTCCGATGAAGACGGGCAACACATTGTTTTCGAGTGCGAGTATGCCGATGGATTGGAGATGGACTGATGGGCAGTATCACAACGATCGGCTTAGAAAACCTGATCGATGACCTTTCGTCTCTCGCTCAGATCCCCGACTCCGTGATCGATGACATACTCACCGCGCAGGCCGACGTCATAGAGCCTGAGCAGCGCAAAATGGCTCAGAGCATGGGCGTCTATCGCACCGGCGTCACTGCCGGATCTATTAAGCGCACGAAGATAAAGATCGGTAAAGATGGAAGATACATCGATATCTATCCCCAGGGCAAGAACGCAGCAGGGAATGCAAATGCGGAGGTCGCCTTCGTAAATGAGTTCGGAAAAAAGAATCAACCTGCCCGGCCGTTTATACGAACAGCGAATGAGAATAGGGCTGATGAGGCTGTTGCGCAGGCTGAAAAAGTTTTAGACACTTTTATCAACAACAAAAATCTATGAATTTACAAATTACAAAAAGAGAGGTATTAGGAGATGGCAAGTTTTGGAGCAAAGCGGCCGCGCTTTGCAAAGATAAAGACAGAGCTTGAAGCGACTCTTCCCACATACGAAGACGCCGTCACCATCGGCAGGCTCGTAAAGGCCGACAGGTCTATCAGCTACGCATCAGGTAAGCTGTACGCAGACAACGAGCTCGCCGAGAGCATGGATGAGTTCGTTTCCGGAATGATCGCGATGGAGACCGACGACATAGAGGATGAGATTGCCGCCGAGGTCTATGGTGCGGAAGTTGAAGACGGCGAAGTCCGGTACAGGTCCGGGGACACCCCGCCATTTGGCGGGCTCGTGTATTACAAGAACCTCATGAGAAACGGCATAAAGTTTTACAAGGGGTATTACTACCCCAAGGTCAAGGCCGTCATGGGCAACGACACGGCACAAACTAAGGCTGACAATATAACCTTCGGGACCGCCGCTACTACTTTTACAGTATTTCGCTGCGACTGCGACGACTGGCAGGTCACAAAAGAGTTCCCGGAAGAAGATGCTGCCGCTTCGTGGTGCGACGAGAAGTTAGGCGTCGAGACGCCGCCCATTGGATAAAAAACATGAAAGCAGTTAAGCTCACTCTCAGCGGCACAGAGCATTACCTCGCATTTAATGGCGAGGCTATGTTCGATATTCATGATGCTTTCGGCGGCGCACAGGCCCTTTTAGAGGATATCGCTCCGAACACCAAGGATGCGTTCGCTTCTCTTTGCAAGGCCGTCGCCATACTGGCACAGCAAGGTGAGCTTGTACGCCGGGACCTCGGCTGCGACCCGCAGCGCATCTATACCGCCGACGATTTTCGCAGGTTTGCAATGCCGGAAGATATATTAGCCATGAAACAGGCTATACCGCAGGCCATTACTCTCGGGTTCGGCCGTGAGATAGTGCCCGAAAACGACGAAGTCGACCTCGGTCTCGCCGAATTAAATCAAAAAAAACGACCTGACCCGCGCCCACTACATACGCATGGGGATACTGTCGGGGTTATCGGCGCGCGAGACGCTTTTAGCGCCGCCCGGGCTGGTCTACGACATGTTCGAGCTCTTTTTAAAAACGCAGGGCTATGAAAGGAAGGACGACGATTGATGCTAACATTTGAATTTAGAGATCGTGTTCTCGATCTCAATATATCAGGAAATGACTTTAAGGTAAATTGTGATAACGAGCTTAGAGATAGGGCACAAAAATATCATGCCGCATTTTCTAAAATGTCCGGGCAATTGTCAAAAGGAGAGAAAACGGATGATGATTTCATCACGCTCTGCAAAGAAACTGTGAATGATTTATTAGGCACAGGTGCTTTTAATGACATCATTAAAAACAGGACGCCGAATGTTATGGATTGCTCAGACCTTCTCATGTTCATTATCAGTGAGATTACAGAGTTTTTTAAGAAAAATAACTATCTGGACAGAGCAGCATTCTACAAAGCAAACACAACACCGGAAGAAAAACCAAGTGTCGCTAATAAAAAGACTAATATAAGAGCTTAGGTAATCACTAAAAGAGGAGGAGAGGGTATGGCGGTACGGACAATCTCGACACGGCTTGCCGTAGAAGGCGAAGCTCAATATAAACAGGCGGTGGCATCGTGCAACGCCGAGCTGTCGACGCTGAAGTCGTCCCTCGCTTTAGTGGAGAGCCAATTCAAAGGCAATGCCAACTCTATGGATGCGCTCACGGCTAAAGGCTCGGCTCTCTCTTCCGTCTACGACAAACAAAAAGATAAAATATCATCTCTCGAGTCGGCGCTGTCAAATGCGAAAGATGCTCAGGAAAAGTACTCCGAGCGAATCATCGCAGCAAAAGAAAACATAGAGCGCTGCGAAAAATCTCTTTTGACGCTTAAGGACTCGACCGGCGATACTGCAGATGAACAGGCAGTGCTCACAAAAGAGCTCGAGGGGTGGAATAAGGAACTGCAAGAGGCGCAGGGGTATCAGGCCGCGGCAGAGCGCGGGGTCAATAACTGGCAAAAGCAACTTAATAACGCAAACATCGAGCTCAACGGTCTCGATGAAGAGTTGCAGAAGAACAACCAATATCTCGGCGAGGCACAGAAGTCCGCGGACGGCTGCGCAATATCAATAGATAATTTTGGGGAAAAGACAAAAGCAGCAAAAGATTCCGTGTCCGATCTCGGAACCGCCCTTGTAGCGGCCGGCGTCGCGAGGCTCATAAACGACATCACGGACGCTTTGGCGTCGTGTGTAAAGGCAGGCATGGATTTTGACGCCACAATGTCCGGCCTCGAGGCCATACTCGGCGCGTCGTCAGAGGAGATGGATATACTCCAATCAAAGGCACGTGAGATGGGAAGGGCGACTGTTTATTCCGCGACTGAGGCTGCCGGTGCTTTCAAGTACATGGCGGTAGCCGGCGCAGACCCCAGTCGTATGCTAGACAGTCTTAACGGCATCATAAACCTTGCTCAGGGCTCCGGGCTCGAGCTCGCGCGCACTGCGGAGATCGTCGCAGACTCTCTTGAAGCTTTCGGACTCGCAGCTAAGGATACCGACCATTTTGCTAACGTCTTAGCGGCCACTACCAATGTGGCTAACGTCGAGGTCAGACAGCTGGGCGAGACACTCAAGTACTTTGCGCCCGTAGCGTCCGCTCTTGGGTTCAGCGTCGACGACGCTGCAATCGCGATCGCTTTGATGGCCAACAACGGCATAAAGGCGTCGCAGGCGGGCACAAGCCTGCGCGGCGCTATGACCAATCTTGTAAAGCCTACCGACAGTGCTGCGGAAGTAATGGAGCGTCTGGGCATAGAAGTCAAGAACCAAGACGGTTCCATGAAGTCCATGTCTGAAGTTATATCGATACTACAAAACAGTTTCAGTGGACTCACTGAGGCGCAGCAGACCATGTACGCCGCGACCATCTTCGGTAAAGAGTCCATGTCAGGAATGCTCGCTGTCATAAGGGCGACCGAACAGCAGATGTCGGACGCAAGCGAGGTCATATACGCAGCCGATGACGCTTTTAACGGGCTGGGCGCTGCGGCGGGCATGGCGGCGACTGCTGCCGATAACCTGAAAAGCAAACTGCAGATCATGCTGGGTGCCGCAACCGATTTTCAGATCTCTGTCAGCAACGCTTTGACGCCCGCTCTCGAAGATTTAGCGGAAGCGGGCGCGTCTGCTTTTAGGTGGGCTTCGGATTTTATTGATGACAATCCTGCTGTAGTGTCTGCTGTCTTAGGGGTCGTTTCGGCACTCGGTATGCTGCTGAGCGCTTTTACAGCATTTACCGTCATCCAAAAACTCATACCCATGATCGAGGCATTCAACTTAGTCCTCGCCGCAAACCCGGCAATATTAGTCGCCGCCGCTGTCGTCGGGCTCACTATTGCGATAGGGACGCTCGTCGCTTCACAGAGGGACGCCAATAACGAGACAAGGGAGTTTGTAAAAAGTCTCAAAGAATCGAAAAAAGCGTACGAAGAAAACATCGAAGTCATAAGACGGGAAACCCAAAGTACTCAAAGCCTCATAACAGCGCTTTTGACAGCATTAGAAGCAGAAACCAAGACCGGGGCCCAAAAGCTGGCGATACTAAAGATCGTAGAGCAGCTAAATAGCGCGCTGCCCGATCTTGCGCTCAATTATGACACGGTCTCCGACGCCATCAACATGGAGACCGACTCACTAAAACGGTTGGCGGATACGGCAGTAAAAGATGCCGAAAAAGAAGAAAATGTCGCGCGCCTTTCACAGCTATACATCGAGCAGACTTCCGCCGTCAACCAACTCGAGGAGGCAACTGACCGTCTAACGCTGGCAAATGAGGAATTAGCACAAACTGAGCAATACCTTGAGACCGGTGAACAGAACCAAAAGTGGCTCGATCTTGCCGTTGCTATAGAGACCACTGAAAAACAGGTGAAGGCGCTTTCCGATGCAGAGTCTGATCTGTCCGGTCAGATATCAATTCTCGATGACGAAGTAAACGCATATATCATCTCACAAAAACAACACGACCTCGCTGTAGCCACTTCCCGGGTATACATAACTGAGATGGAATCTCGCGTAAATTCGCTTGTCAACGAGATCACTGAGCTGCAAGCAGCCTATGACGGGGCTTACCGATCTGCCTATGATTCTATTGACCGGCAGCTCGGGCTGTTTGGCGAGCTCGATGGTACCGCAAAAAAGAGTATCAGCAGTCTCATATCTACACTCGACGGGCAGATCGAGTACATGAACACCTACGCCGACAATATACAAAAGGCGATGGAGCTGGGGGTGGATAAAGACCTTGTTCAAAAGCTGTCGGACGGGTCGCAGGAGTCTGCTCAGATCCTCGCATCCATTGTAGCCGGCGGAGAGCAGGAGATCGCTGCACTCAACGAGAAGCTCGCTCAGGTCGAGGAGGGAAAGGAGAACTTTTCTAACATTGTCGCCGATATGGAGACCGACTTCAACAAGAAGATGGGTGAGCTCGTAAAGGACCTCAACTACGCCATCATAGACATGGACGTCGCTGACGACGCATACATCATAGGCTCGGACAACATACAGGGCCTGATCGATGGAGCTATAAGCAAAAAGCAGGAGCTTGTTGGGACCTATGTCGAAATGGCTGAAGCTGCACTTGCGGCATACAAGACGGTCATGGCCCAGATGTCGCCGTCCAAAAAGATGTTCGAAGCCGGCAGCTTTGACTTTGAGGGCTTAATACAAGGCGCGAAGAGCAAGGAAGAAGAGTTAAAGGCTACATACGGCGGCATGGCCCGGGCAGCCCTCGACGCTGCAACACATGCGCGGCCGGCCAATTTCGAGATCATTATGGCAGGATCGCGTAAGGGGGAGAGAACCATTGAATCCGTCCACGATGACGGCAGGCTGCCGAGAAATATTGGTAGCTCAGGTAATTTTAGTATTACACAAAACATATATACGCCGCAGTACAACTATGCAGAGCAGCAGCGTGCGGCGGCGCGGGAATTAAAGCTCATCGGCATGGCAGTGTGATCATGAAATATATAGAAAAGCTCATTTATGAAAACGAAAACGGTGAGCGTGTCGAGTTTTCCACGCGAAGCCTCTACCATGTAAACGACACCGACGGCCTTTCTACCATCCGCAATGAGATATACACCTACGAGAGCGTCGGTATGGACGGCGCGGGGTATGTCGGCAATAAGATACTATCGCGGGACATTGAGATCACGGGTCACTTTCGGACTAAAAATAAGGACGCGGCGTCAAAAGCTCGCCGCTATTTGATATACGTTTTGAACCCGCACTTGTCGGCAAAACTCATTTATGAGTACGGCGATTTTACGCGGGTGATATCGTGCAACGCCATGATAATATCGCCGAGACGCGGTATGGTACTCACAAACTTCAAAATACAATTCAACTGCCTCGACCCATTCTGGCGGGAACTGACAGAGACAAGATACATCATCGCCGAGTGGCAGTCGCTTTTCAGGTTCCCTTTTAAGTTCCCCATGAAGTTCGGCAGGCACTCTCCCGACCTCATTGTAGAGGTCGACAACAAGGGTGACGTCGCGACGGGTATTCGGATAATGTTTAAGGCATTGGGGTCTGTGCATGACCCGTCACTCATGAACGTGCACACTTATGAGTTTATACGCTTTTTAAATATATCAATGGACGGCGGCGATGTCCTGATAGTTGATACCAATTACGGGCAAAAGGGCGTCACACTTACGCACCCGAACGGGACAAGCGAAAATATGATAAACGAGATCGATATTGACAGTACATTTTTACAGCTGCCCGTCGGCAAGAGCAAGTACACATACGACGCAGATGTCGGCAAGGACAACTTAGAAGTCGTCATTACTCACAACACACGGTATCTGGGGGTGTAGTCATGGATATATATGTTTATGATGCCGACCTATCACTAAACGGAATCGTCGATCAGTACGAGAGCCTTGTGTGGACGCGACGGTATTCGGCTGCGGGCGAGTTTTCACTTCTGACTCCATTTACAGAACACAACAATACCCTGTTACAAAAGGGAAATCTGGTGATGAAAAAAGGCGACCACGAAGCCGGGCAGATACATTACCGACGTATATCGAAAGACATACAGGGCAAAGAAGTCATCGAGGTCAAAGGCTCTTTCATTACC